CCTTGAGTTTCGTGAGAATCCCAATCGGCAACCTTTTGCTCCTGCTCTTTTTCTTTTTTACAATACTTATAGAGTTCCTCTGCAGCAATCAAAGCATCTGCAAAAGTTTCTGATACTGCAATCAGGTCAATAATTTCTTTTTCTTCTGGGTTGAAGTCCAGAGTAACAAAGTTACCAATCTTGAAATAAAGATTGGCACGATCGGCAAGATTAAACGAAGAAACATCCTCATCAGCAAGCTGGAAAAAATCTTCTTCATTCAGTTCCCTATAACCATTAAAGAAAGTCTTGGAAAGTCCAGCATACTTACGTTTCATTAGTTTCTCGATGCGAGCATCCTCAACTACATTCACAAACTGTTGAGGAACTTTCGCAATCTCAGTCCAATCCTCGTCGGGAGTAAACAAAGCGTGCCCAACCTCATGACCCACCAGAAGGTCATACACAAGACCACTTGCCTTTTCCCACAGAGGCAGAGTCAGTACACGAGTATGAACATTGAAACAAGCAGTGGATACTTTTTTATGCTCAACCACGAGATCCTCAGTGGCAAGCAGTTTGGCAAGTTGGGATTTGATTTCGTGAGAGACTGCCATTTGATTCGTTTCGTATGAGACCATCATAAAACGAAAGGTCGCCTTTCGGGCGACCCATGTGACGCTTTTTGAACTGGGCGAGTCGTGCTTTTGCTTGCCTCAGTGCTTGCGGTTTAAGTTTTCGTTTCTGTTCTTTTTTGGAATGATGCTTCCAGTTTGGGACTTGCATTGTTTTTGAGTGGTTCAGACTACCATACGCGAAAAACCTTTGACTTTCTCAAACTTTATGACACTTTCAAACCTGTCCTCAAGACCTGTTTTGTGGGAGATAACAAAAATGTTTGCATCTTTAATCACATAACGAATAATTTTAAGGAACTCTTCTGTTCCAAATCCATCTAGTGAACTATCAAACACTTCATCCATAATCAGGAGATTTGTATTAACTGAGTTCTTCATTCTTGCAACTTCTCTCCAAGTAAAGAGTAGTGCAAGGTCGATTCTCATTTTTTCACCTTCACTAAAAGAAGCATATGAGAAATCTTCATGAATAGGTGACTGGACGGTTTCGTTAAATTCCTCATCAAGAGTGAAGTTAATATAGAAATCCATCATCTGTAGATAACGGTTAACTTGCTGATTTATCAGCGGCAGATACTTTTTAATGATTTTGGATTTTACTCCACCGTCTTTAAGCAAACCATACGAAAAATCGTAGTAGTTGATTGTGTCTTTTTTGGAAGAGAGGTCGTTGTATGTAGTTTTTAAGTTGTCTTTGAAGGATTCTAACTTCTCATGTTCAGAATTTCTGTTTGCAAGGTTCTCGGTAAGAACTTGAATTTCATGTTCAAGATCTCTGATTTGTCTTCGACACCCAGAAATCTTGATATTGTTTTGAGAAATGCCATTCGTTAGTTTTGAAATCTCCTTCGATAGAGTAGTGAATTGACGCTCTCGCTCCTCTTCCTCTTTAATTGCCCCCTCCAGTTCTCGATAACCAGATTGCAACTCCTTTGCTTTATTTTGAGCGTCTGCAATTCTATTTATTCTAAAGACCTCCTCAATAGACTGAGTGCAAGTGGGACATACCGTATTCTCAGTAAAAAATTTATGCTCTTTAGCAATAGTCGATACCTTCTGGGAAATCTTTCCTTTTAGATTTCCCAGCTTACGAAGTTTCTCCGCATATCCAGTTATTTGTTCTTGCTCTCTAATATACTCACGAAGAGGTTCTTCCATAGAAGAATTATCGACGTTATATTGTTCAATTTCTTGGTCTAAGTTGGCAATTTTCCGTTTATTATTATCAATATTAGCATTACCGCGATTTTCAAGTTCCTCAATAAAACTCTCCTGCATTTTTAGTTTATCAAGAAGAGATTCTTTTTTCAATTCAAAAACTTTAATTTCTTCCTTTGCTTGACGAATCTTTTCTTTGATAACAGAGTTCATTGAGGAAAAGATTTTAATGTCAAGAAGATCTTCAATCACTTCCCTACGATGTGCAGCAGACAATTGCATAAAAGGAACAAAAGTACTCGAACCCAAAATCACAATTTGGGTGAAGGACTTATAATTCATTTTAAGAACATTTTGCTCTAACCATTTTTGCTGATCCAAGGCAGCAGCAGATTGATCAAGAGCAGTATCATTTCTCCAGATTTCAAACAGTGCTGGTTTGATTCCTCGTACAACTTTCCACTCAATGTTTCCAATAGAAAACTCAACCTCTACCCTACAATCTTTTTCATTAACAGTGTTGATTAGTTGTGGTTTGTTAATTTTGCGAAATGGTTTTCCAAATAGAGAAAAAGTTAAAGCATCGAGAACTGTACTTTTACCTGCACCATTAGTACCAACGATAAGATTGGTTTTATTTTTTGTGAGATCAACTTCAGTATATTGATTGCCCGTACTTAAGAAGTTTTTCCAACGGATTGTCTTAAATAAAATCATGATCAGTGTTTGGGGGAATTACAATGTCGTCAGGTGTAATAATTGTATATTGATATCCATGCAGTTCGCAAGTTTTAATCATTACTTCATCTTCAATTTCAATCACATGTATTTCGGGATAGTCATCCTCTTCTAACATCATAGCATATCGAGTTGCATCATCTTCCTCTTCGAAGAGATACAAAATATGCTCCCCTTCATCATCAACTACAGAATATGCACCTTCAGTTTCTCTACCATTGATTGTTAGAATAAACATTTAAACTATTTCACATGCCTCTTGATATATCTCTTGCATCATTTTTTTAATGATTGATTTATCAAGACTGATTTCTGCCTCCTCAATGTATCTATTCAAAATAGAAATAGTATCTTCACTTTCAAATGCTTCAAAATCTTGTGGATCCGGAATATCAAAGTTCTCAATGATTTTTAATTCTGCGACATTTGAAGTGTAAAGTTTATCAATGAACTTCTCAAACTTTTTGGTGTCAGTCTTTTTGCGAACAACAACTTTTACAATTTTGTTCTCATATTCACGAGTATCGAATGTTTGATAGTTAGTGTCCTCATAATAAATGTTATGAAACATTTTATGGGGATTATTTACTGGAGTATGCTCCAGTGTTTCGGTATCAAAAATAGTAAATCCGCGAGTATCTCCTACGTCAGTCCAGTAAATCTCATATGGATTCCCTAGATAGAAGACTGTTCCGTTAGTCGATCGAGTGTGATAGTGCCCCGAGAAGACACGTTCGAACTTCTCAAATAATTTGCCGTCCAAACCATGCTCCATGACGATTTGGCGATTAACTCTAAATCCTTGGAGTTCAAGGTGCCCCATCGCACACTTGCAAGATGTCTTTTGAATAAGTTTGAGAGTAGTTTGCTCATTTTCTTGATTAATCCACGGAATAAAGAGGGTATTAAGATTACCTAACTTAACTTCAATTGGTTGAGAATATACTGTTACGTTGTCATACTCTCGGAGTAGCAAATCTACAGCATTGACATCATTAGTATTTTTGTAGTAAGCAGTATGATTGCCCACAATGGTATGAACCTTTACCCCCATTTCGTTAAGACGATCGTAATAATTATTCTTAGCCCACGATAAAGCAGAAAAATCAATACCTTTACGACTATCAAAGGTATCGCCCATATCAACAACAGTAGTGATCCCGTACTGTTCCAGCGTCGGGAAGAATACTTCATTGTAGAACTTTAAAAAATAGTCGTGAAAGAGTTTAGAGTTCTTTCGTGCTCCAAAATGTTGGTCTGTAATAATTGCGATTTTCATTCAATAACGAAGTTTGGAATGCACAGCGTCCTTGATACTATTATAGTCGCTATAGTTGGATCCGTCAATGCTGTTGTCGTCAAAGACTTCAGAAAATCCAGAACGCTCAAGGATTTTATTCTTGATTTCTAACTGACGCTTCTCTCTTTGAATACGGCGAAGAAATGCATAGTGAATAATTTGAGTAAAATATGCAAAAGGATTCTGCGACTTTTCTGGATTAAAATTATGAATATATTGGACACAATTCTCAATGCCATCAGAAATCATATCTTCCTTAAACATATAGTTCACAAAGTTTGGTTTGAAAGAAAGGTGATTTGCAATCTTCAAGAAACACTCTCCAATGTAACGAGGAATAGGAGGTTTCGTGTCCCAGGTCTTTGCGCGATCTTCTTTCACCATTTCTCTACCAAACTTTCTAATGAAAGTTATCTCAACATCTTCACGATACTTTATGATAGCGGCAAGAAAATCTTTATTATTGACATAATGCTCTGACCTTTTTCTCTTGGTCATAACTGCTGTGGTTATCATAAGTTTTAATCATTATTATGTATAGATTATACCATTTATATAAATGGTTGACAAGGTGCCTCAAACCATGTACAATAACCTTTGTCCGGGTTGATAAGTTAAGTATTAGCTACTCTTAAAGATCTTCTCTAATATCTCTTTAGCATCATTTACATTAGAGATATATCCCATTCTACGATTAATTTTTGATTGATTTGATCCTTCTTTCGTAGATTGGCGAATATAAGTTTGGTACATCATTATCATTTCTATATCAGAAGACTCGGACAGTGTGAGAACATCTTCTAGATTGATAATAAACATATCTTCTGTTGTTGTTTTCAACCAGGGTTCTATTTTGTATCCAACTGTACCAGATCTACCCTTTATCTCATTGACGATAATTGGATTTGAAATAATTAATATAGTTCTATCTTCTTCCTCCGAGGCAGCTACTTTGGCAAAGATTTCTTCTCCCGTTTTTAATTTGAGAGTGCAGTAAAAATCATCTTCAATCATTTTTTCTTAAGTTGTATGGTGATTATTTCATAGTTAAAATTTTCTTCATTATAGATTTTGATTCTTTCAATTAAGTGATTTAAGGTATAATTTTTTCTTGAATTGTAAGTGCAATCATCAGAAATATCATATAGCACTGCCTTTACTTTGTTTTTTCCCTTTCTAAGAACTCTTCCAATTGATTGGAGGTTTCTGATTCTTGATTTACTAGGGGAAGCAAAGATAACATTATGTAGATTTCTAATATTGATACCAGTAGAAAAAGTACCGTAAGAAGCAACGATGATTGCATTATTTTCTCTCTCAGTAATTTCTCTCACAAGTTCTCTTTCTTCAGTATCCACTCCGCCATGAATAAAGAAGACCTTTCTATCACCTCGCTTAGTGTTATTTATCTTCTCATAGAGTATTGCTCCATGTGCTTCTACTCTTGAAAAAAGAATAAGTGTATTTCCTTTCAAATCTAAAGAAAGATTTGTTATAAATTTATTTCTTTGATCGTGTCCAATTAAATACTGGATCTCATCTTCATAAGTTTCAAATTTGTGCGGAGAGTGTTTAAGAACAAGGCATCTAATATCTAACTGAGAAATGTGACCTTGTTGCATCAGTTCATAAGTTCTGGTAACTTTATATGATGGTCCAAATAATCCCTCCAGAACCCATTTGTGTGTTTGAGTTCCGTCAAGAGTTCCTGTAAATCCAAAACGATATTTTGCGTGGTGTAGTTTAGTCATAATATCGACAAGGGATTTGCTCTTAAATAAATGAGCTTCATCTCCTATAACTACTCCATAGTCTTCAAAGAATGAACGTTCTAATTTATAGATAGATTGCCATGTAGTAATGGTCACAGAATGTTCGTTTGTTTTCTCTCTTCCAGAATAAATCTTGTGACAATATGACTCAGCATCCCAACCATAATCTTCAAAATCCTTGTACATCTGCTCTACAAGAGATGTCGTTGGAACAACTAAAAGAATTTTTTGTCCTTTATCTAC